TATCTGAAAAATTAACATTTTCTATTATATTATATAATTTGCTATTATCCATATATAAAATATATTTATATATTTTATTTATATATGGATTTTAATAAATTTAAAATAATTTTAAATTTAAATAAAAATGATTTATTAAATAATTTTAAAGCTAATGAATATATCGTAAGATCTAATTTAATTATTATTCAAAATTTATTTACACAATTTACATCTAACACTATTACACAACCAACATTACCATCAACATTACCATCAACATTACCATCAACATTACCATCAACATTACCATCAACATTACCAGCAACAATACTACCACAAGAACCAATCGTATTTAAAACAAAAGGACAAAATATAGATTTAGATGTGAGAAAAGATGAAATAAATATTAGAGAAATGAATAAAATAGGTGGAAAATATTATATGAATGGATTGATGGTAGAGGAAGAGACAGAAGATGAACCAATAGAAAATAATAATGAAAATATAACGAATCAAGAAATAAATGAATTAGGTGAATTTATACTTAATTTTAAATATTTAGTAATGGATAAATTTATAGAAAAAGCGTCAGGATTAAATAAAGATATATTAGATAAAAAAATTAAATATATTAAGGATTATTGCGTAAGTATAAACAGATATAGACAAGATAAAGAATTAATAATAAAAATGGTAAAAGAGGAGACAAAAAAAGATATAACAGATATATATGATACATCAATAGATTTAAAATATTTTAGAAGTTTTTTAAATTTAGAAATAGATTGTCCAAAAAATGGATTAAAATATATAGATACTAATTTAGCAACACATCCAAATGAATATATAATATATATAGTAGCAAGTAATCACGCAACAAGTTTATATATAAAGAAAGAGATTGTGGGAACAGAAAATAAATATAGGATAACATATTTTAATTCAGGATTAGGATGTAATTATCATAAAATGGGAGGAATTGGAAAGAATAATATAGTAGAATATTACTCATATATAGTAAATGATGAATTAATAAGTGAAGAAAAATTTAAGAATATATTAAAATTAATAAAAAACATAGATTATAATACAATAACAATAGATGAATTTTATTGTTTTATAATACAATATATATATATAAAGGATGAAAATTATTGGTTTCCAGATATGATAGATATAAAATTTGATTTAAAACCATATGATAATACAGAATATTCAAAAAATAAATTTTTAGATGAGAAAGATTGTAATATAAGATTAGCAGATTGGATGAAAATTGAAACACAAACAGATGGAAATTGTACAATAAGATCGATAATATGTCAATATTCAACATATTTATATGTAAATAATATAGTGTCAGAAAAAGAAATAAAAAAAATATATAATAGGTTGATGGATAGATTAATAGTATATTTTGGATTGGAAATCATACAAAAATGTAAAATAACAGATGATTATTTTGGAATATGTAATAATAATATAATTAGTAATTTAAAAATAAAAATTCAAGAAACAACAGAATTAGATAAATCAATAGTAGAAACATTAATAAATAAAATAAATAATATTGGAATATGTAATAATATAAATAATCAAATATGTGTAGAAGATGTAGAATTTATTAATGATAATAATAATTTATTTTTATATTTTAAAAAATATACAAAAGGAACAGATGCATTAGAATATATATATAATTTAATAACTAATACAATAAAATTTGATGAAATAACATTTCAGAAAATATATAAACTAAAAAGTATATTATATGAAGTATATTTAAATATGGATGTTAATCCATTATCATCGTATAATGTAGATAATTTAAGAAATATATTTTATAGTATAAATAGATTTGTATTTAATATAAATAATAATTATCAATATATACAAACAGATCGATCAGTTGGTGGATATAATAATATAAGATTAACGGTAATACAAATATATAATATAATAAAGTTGATATTATTAAAAATTTATTTATCATTACCATTATTATCTGCAAATTCAGTAAATAATGTATATAAACCAGTAAGTTATTTAATATATTTTATAGATAAAATAGATTGGGAAGTATTTAAGGAAATAATAGATAACAAATTATTTCAAATAAATGTAGATAATGAAACTATTACATTATTTGAAGATTTTGTATCAAAAACATTAAAAGAAGATCCAACAATGAAAAAAACAAATTGTATATTAAATAATACAATAAATACCTTTTTTATAAATTCTGAAATATATAATAAAATAAAATCAGCATATAAAAATGATGAAAATATAAAAATGTTTATGTTATTAGGAACATTAAGAATAACAAATCAAACATATGATTTAAATTTTTATATAAATAGAGATTATAATGAAAAATTAATAAATATGTTTGTTGATATGGATAAAATAATAGAGGATGTATCAAATTTAAATAATATAATAAGAGAAATACCACTAACATTAGATTATATAATAATAGGACAAAGATTTAGAAATAAAATTATAGAAACACAAAATTATGATAAATATTATCAATCATTAGCATCATATATTTATTTTAATAAGAATGAATTTAAAAATGTGATAAATAAGACACTCAGAAAATTAATACAAAAAAATATAATAAATGATACAATAATTCAATATATATTAATAATTGTAAGATATATTAAAAATGTTTTTTATAATGATGACGCTGAAATAGAAGATAATATTATAAAATTATATAATAATATAACAACAACTACAAATAGATATAACAATGAAAATAATCAAATAATAACAATAAATAAAGAAATTATAAATTATATAATAACAGATGCGAGTGATAATATATTAGAAACTTCTGATTATGTTGTAAATAAAACAGAATATTTAAAAAATATTTTTACAATATTAGAAGAAGAAGAAAATTTTGATACAATAAGAGAAAGTTTAAAAAAATTAAATTATTTAAGTAATGAAACTTATCAAATAAGGGAAACTTACAATTATATGATACATATGGAATTTTTAACTAGATTATTTGATTTAAATCATAATGGATCGCTAATAATAATAAAAAATAATAAAATATATACTAAAGTTAAGAAAAATTTATATAAAGATAAAGATGATAATTTATTAATAAAATTAGATTTTCAAAGAAAATATACAAATAGAAATATAGATATTTATATAGAAATAGAAAATGAAAGTGTATATGATTTAATAATGTTATATTTTTATAATGATATTGATCCAACAAACATAAAAAAATTAAATCATTATTTTTCAAATGGACATACATTTGAAGAAAATACTTCATTTATTTTTGTTAAATTAAATAATACAAAAATAAAAAAAAATGGTGATTATTTAGAAGTATTTAATGATAAAGATATATTAATAATGTATATTTCACTAATTGAAGATATACCAAATAATATTTATAATGGAATATATTTTAATCCGCTTTCATCTACAAAAAATACTAATATTGAAAATTGTATTGATAATTATTATTATACTTTTACACGAAATTTTTTAACTGGTTATAAGTTGTGTAATCATTTAATCGCAAAAATATTATTATCAAATACAAATAATTTATTAATAAATACAGCATCAAATAATTTTATTATAGTAAATATAACTAATGATATAATATTTGCGTTTAATGATAATAAATTATCAATATATATAAATAATAAAATATATTACGCAATATTAGATGAAAAATATAATAAATTAAAATGGAGTTTTGGATGTAAAAATCTTTTTACTATTAAAGATGATGAAAATAATTATTATTTATTAATTACAGAAATAGATGATTTTTCTGTTAATTTAAATATGTATAATGAAGAACAAGAAATTTATAATATGAAAACATTACTTATTAAAGAATATTATATGATAAAATTTGATATACCATTTATAAAATTAAATACAGAAAATATAGAATTAATTAACATGTTAATAATAATATATATATTTAATAATAAAAATAATGAAATTTATGAGTTAATTGATTTTTATAATAAAAAAATATTTGATGAATTAATTAAAAAAATAACAAATTCACAATATTTTATAAAAAATATAGATTTACCTTTTATGAATAATTTAGAGAATAGGTTATCTGAAAAATATGATACTAATCCATTTTTATATAAATATTTAAAATATAAAAATAAAATAACAACTGTTTATCAAGAACAAAAATCTTTATATTTGTCCGATATAAAAATATATGTTAAATATTTTAAATTAGCCAATAGTGGTACAAATAATATATTAATTATTAATAATAAAATTGATTTTTTATCTTATATGTATTCTGGATTTTCATCTATTGATCCATATGGTAATCCGGATGATATAAAAAATGAAAATGAAAGAAAAAATAAAATAAGTTTAATAATTCAAAATATACAACAATTTTATGAAAATAAGTTATCAAAAGCTAATAATAAAACTACAAATTATTCAATAGAAAGTGATAAATATGATTATTCAGTAGAAAAAGTATTTAATAGTAATATTTTAGATAATATTGAAACAATAACAAGTAGTTTTATTACTAAAATAATACAATTTGATAATTTAGAAATTGATAATAATATTTCTGAATTTGCAAATAAAAATAGAATTATTAAAAATGTTATATTTAATAAAACAGCGGTCGAAATTAAAAATATAATTACAAAAATATTTGATAGTTTAATTAAAGTTTATTTAAATATTATGAAAGAGTATAAATTTGAAATTAATAATTTAATGGTTGTATCACAAGAATTAATTCAAAAATCAGATGTAAAATATAATAATTATTTAATATTACTTATTTTATATAAAATATTATTAGTATTATATAATTTTAGAAAAGAATATGAATCTTTACCAGATGAACAAGCTAAAAATAAGGAAATAATATTAAAAGAAATACAAAGAAAAGCAAATTCTTTAATGCCACTATATTATAATAAATCTATTAGTAATTTAAGAATTTTGTTTGAATTAATATTCGGTTTTACTATTAATAGCAATCAAGAAACATTAATTAATAAAATAATTGAAAATATTAATACTAAAAACCAAAATATTTATGAAATGGTTATGGGTGGCGGTAAAACTGCGGTTATTATGCCTTATATTAATTTATATTCTATATTAGTTCTAAAGAGAAAAGTTTTTAATATTCTTCCTGAATCACTTATTAAACAATCTATTAAAATATTGAAAAATATTTTGAATTATTTTAATATTAATATTAAATATTATAAGTTTTCAGTTAATACTAAATTAACTGATATAGATTTAAATAATTTAAATTCATATATATTTTCAGATAGATCATTTAAATGTTTGATATTAAATACTGTTTTAAATTCTACTCATACACATGATTATAAAACTAAATTAAAAAATTATTTTAATGATTCAATTGTATTGTTTGATGAAGCTGATATGATAGCTGATACATTAAGATCTGAATTAAATACACCTGCCGAAGATAATAAAAAAATACCAGATTTAAATAATAAAATTAATTATTTAATTAATACAATTGAATTAATAAATGAAAAATGTAAAGATGATGTTGATTTAAAGATTATTAAGAGTCCTAATTATATATTAAATAAAAATCAATATTATAAAATATTAAAAACTATCGGAGAAATAGATGATATATATTATGAAGAATCAAAAATAAAACAAATTAAAGATGGTACATTAGCAATTCCAGATTTAATAGATTATTCATTTAAATATCAAGTATTAAATAATATATTGCCATCTGTTTATAGTTTAACATCAAAATTACATTATGGATTTGTTGATAATAATGATAATCAAATGTATAATTATTTAGTAATACCATATAGAGCTTTAAATACACCAAGTTATGATCCAGAAACGAGAACAAGTAGCGAGTTTAGTAATTTTAATATAAAAATAGCATTAACATATATTTCATATTTTGCGGAAAATGTGAATATAACAAAACATCAATTAGAAAATATAATGGAATATTATAAAAATTTATATGCTAATGATATATTTATATTTGCGGAAGATATAGATAAAATAGAAACAAAGAGCATTAAATTTTTAAATTTAATAAAAACAATATTTAAAACAAATGATAAAACATTATATAAATTAGAAGTAGATGAACCAATTGTATTAAAAGTAGATAAAAAAAGTATTGAATACAAAAGATTAATAAAGAAAATGATAAAATATTATAGTAATAAATATTTAGAGATAACAAAAATAAATAATAATGCCACATTTAGTGATATAGTAAATATAAATAATTATTCAAAAGATTATTATAATTTTGGATTTACAGGAACACCCGAATTATATATACCAAAAAATAAAGATTTCACTGATAATTTCAATATTATTTATAATAAAGAAGATACAGGAAAAATTATAGCAGGTTTAACTAATAATTTTTCTTCTGTCAATATATTTAATATTACTGATATTAATACAAAATTAGTAGATTATGATGTATTAATAGATGTTGGTGCATTTTATATAACAAAAACAACAGAAGAAATAGTAAGAGAATTTATACCATTAGTAAATAAAAGATATTTTATATACATAGATATAAATCATAATAAAAAATATATAGATAAAACAACAAATATAATAAATAATTTTAATGAGAATGAAGTACCACTTGAGGGAAGATTTATATATTTTGATCAAGGTCACATAACAGGACAAGATTTTAAGTTATTACCAACAGCAAGAGCATTAATAACGTTTAAAAACAATACAACATTTAGAGATATAGCACAAGCGGCATTTAGAATGAGATTAATTGTATATGGTCAAAAAATAGATTATATAACGGATATTAACAGTAAAATAAATGATGATGTATCAGGTAAGGAATTAGTGGATATAATAATGATGTTTTATAATAATAATAGTAGTAAATTTAAACAACAACAGAAATTAGGATATTTGCATGATATGTTAAATATAATAAAGAACGTAGATATATCAAATTATAGTATACAAGCAGAAGAGTTTGATATAAAGAAAGAAACATTATTTTTAACAAATAAAGAACACGTATTTAATAATATAAATACTAAATTAGAAAAAGAAAAAGGAGCAAATCCAAAAATAAATGAGTTTATAAAAAAATTTGAGGATATTAAGTATGATAATATATTAGGGAAAACAGAAGAAGAAAAAGAAGAGGAAAGAGAAGAAGAAAAAGAAGAAGAGAAAGAAGAAGAAAAAGAAGTAGATTTTGAAATAAGAAATAATAATATATTTGAAGTAGATTATATAATAAGTGATACAAATAAATTGAATTTTAATGACACATCAAAACGTATATTTTATAAAACTTGCATGGATTATTTTAAATATCCAAAAATTAAATTATTAATACATTTAATAGATACAAATAGATTTATATTTTCAGATTATAATATATTTAAGCATAATTTATTAGATTCTGAAACAAATAATAGATTATATTTTTCAACGAATTTCAGAACTATAAATATGGTAATATTTAATGATTATGGTTTTATAATTCATTCAAATGAAAATTATAAAAGAAATCATTTGGTAAAATATATTGAAGATAAAAATTATTTAGATAATATGGAATATTGGGGTCATTTATTAACATATGGATTTAATTGTTGGAATTTAAATAATATAATTAAATTTGGAAATTTAATTAATAGTAATAAAAATAATTTAAAATATCTTATTTTATTTATTTTCAAATTTGATATTTTTACAAATACTGCTAAATTTAATCCGATATCATATTATGATTATGAAATTTTAAGTAAACAAAATAATATTGATACATTAAAAGCATTTAATTCAATAGAATTTAATATAGTTGATGATTTTGTTCATGATAAACAAAGAATTGAAATTACTAGTTGTAATTTAAGTATTATAGATTCAACATTAGAAAATAAAAATTCATTACCTACTGATATTAATCAAAATCAAATAATATCTTTATATTTTAGATTTAATACTGAAAATAAAAGTATACAACATATTATTAATGATAATATTTTAAAAGGATATAATAATAATGATGAATTAATATTTAATATTTTAAAAAATATTAACAATTTTATATTATTAAATATTACAAATCTTGATATTAAAAGATTAATAGAAAAATTATTAACTTTATCAAGTGTTATTAATTATACTGCAGGAGTTGTTGATGAAAATAGAGATCCATTTACAATAAAAGAAAAAGCATTATTATTAATAATATTTAAAGTAGTTGAAATATCACAACCAATTGCAGATAGTTTTATAATATGTAATTTAAATATTATTCGCAAAATATTAAAATATTTATATAAAAATGATTATAGATTAGATTTAAAAGGTAAATCTATTAATTGTAAAGTATTAAAAGGTTTAAAAATACCCATTAATAAAACTGAAATTAATGATGAACTTGAAAGATTATATATTGCAAATACAAATCCTCTAAAATCGTTTATTCAATATATTCGTATCTAAATTTATACTCTTCTTCTTAATATTTTTCTATTTTTTTCACTTAAACTACTCTTTAATTCACTTGAATTAAACGGAAATATTGATAATCCATCTTCATACATTTCTCCAGATGATACATTACTTGATTGAGATTCTGATTCAGATTCTTGTGATTCTGATTGA